GCTATGAAATAGCAGGCATTTCGAACTGCCATAAGTTCAGCCAAAAAACTAAATATAATACACAGTTGTTGATGATTCGACGACTATAATAAAAGGAAAAGAAATGTTCTCATTTTTAAAGAAGCTGTTCGGTTTTGGCGGCACACCAGTTGCTGAAGTTGCTCCATACAAAGTTGAAACACCAGTAGTTGTAGCAGTAGGCGAGCCTCCAGCAACAGTAGTGGTTGTTGAAGGTGCAGGTGCAGTTGAAGTACCAGCTCCTAAGAAAAAGGCTGCTCCTAAGAAGCCGGCAGGCGAAAAGAAGCCACGTGCCAAGAAAGCTCCTAAGGCCTAATAATGTTCTTAAGTGATATCACTCCACGAGTAACTGTATATGAATCTCTACGTCAAGTAAACGGACGTTGGGCCCGTGTTGACACGGAAACTGATACAGTGGTGGAGTACTATCATGGCGCCAAAGCAGTTATTGCTGAAGGCGGCAATGTGTTTAAAGACAAAGAAGGCAAGGAACTAACACAGCGTATCAATCAAGCTGATGTAGAACCAACTGTACGCTTTCTTGAAAAGATTACTGGTATCCCGCATTTTGAACATGCGTTGGGTACAACTGGTAAAACACCCACCAGCGGCGACTTGGACATTGGTATCCCACCTGGTGTTACCAAAGAAGAACTAGTTGCTAAACTAAGCGCATGGTGTAGCCAACATGGCGAAGATTCAACTGCATTTATCAGAAAGTCTGGTATCAGCGTACACTTTAAAACACCAATTGGTGGCAGTCCTGAACGTGGTTATGTTCAAACAGATTTTATGTTTGTGCCCAATTTGGACTTTGCAAAGTTTGCAATGGCCGCTGATCCACACAGCAAGTATCGCGGAGCCCACAAACAAATTCTACTAAGTAGCATTGCTAAAGTAAAAGGCTACACTTGGAATCCTACCACTGGTCTAATAGATCGTGCCACTAAGAAATTAGTTGACAATGGCGACAATCCGGATCATGTTTCTGAATTATTGTTTGGTCATGGATTTGATCGTACTAGCTTGACCAGCGTTGAAGCTGTACTTAAAGCACTAGAAAATAATCCTCAACGTGAAGAGTTATTAGCTGATGCTAGAGAAACTCTAGGTCGTGAAGGGGTTGAAATTTAAATGTTATTCCGTCAAATATTTGAAACTAAAATTGAAGTCTTAGTTGAAGGCCGTGGCCTTGCTGCTCGCGTTCCTGGTGAACAATTTAAAAACGCACAAGGTGATATCATTGTTTTCCAAAGTTTGGACTTTTATCCTGAACGTGGACAATTCAGTTCAAAAGAAGAAATGCAAGCGGCAATTGCCGCATTGGAAGCAAAACAGCCAATTGAATGGACAAACAAACCAAATGCTGGTATGTTGGCATTCGCTATTGCCAAGTTCAACTACGCACCACACGGTAAAGACTATTTCTTGGGTCGTTACTATAAACAAATTAGTGCTAACCGCGTACAAAACGATTGGCAACATGATGCCATTCCTGGTGGCTTCAAGTATCAAAGCAAAGCAGGACAAAAAGAAAACACAGGCTATAAGCCAAGTGAGATTCTAACACAGTTCCAAAACAACAATGTTGATTCTATCTCTAGACAAATCATTGCTAAGTTTGGTCAAGGCAGTGATGAAGTTGTTGCGCTAAATGCGTTTTTAACTGCCAACAAGTTTCCTATTACATTCCCTAAGGGAAACATTAACATGACAGCGTTCCGCGATTACTTCTGCGAAATGCTACAGCCATTGGCATTGCTGATGGACAAACCTATTAAAGGTAATGCTAGTGAAGCCGCTGACATCTTCTTTGGCAAAGGTGGATATAAAGATTGTACAATCAGTTTCAATGCCGCAGTCACTGGTGGCTTGTATGACAGCTTAATTGTTAATCCACAAGGCAAGCAAATCAAGTTATCCAGCAAAGGTGCTTCTGGTGCCAGTGCTAGTGTTGTTAACTTGTTAAAGAGTATCAACGAATTAAAAGTTGCTCCTAAAGGTGCGGCATTGCTGGAAAAGCACAAAGTAGTTGTTGAAATCTTAAAAGACATTGATGCCAAGGGTCACTTTGGCGCTCCGTTAAAGTTAGCAGTAGACTACAAAATGATCAGCCCCGAAGATGCTACATTTGCAATGACCTTAAAGAAGTACGGACCTGACGATCAAATTGATTGGGCTGGACATACTAAACTGGAAGCATTGTACAATGGGCGCAAGGCTCGTGACATGCGTGTTATCATTCCAATGGAACACATGATCAGTGCTATTGCTTATAAGATTGCTGATTATGTTAATGAGAACACTGCTTTTGGCAAGGCTGCATCAGACATTCTAAACCACTCTGCATTGGTACAAATGTACACAAATTGTTCCGAAACCAAGGACACAATCAGCATTGACAGCTTTAATGCTGTTTATCCAAGTGAAACAGTTACAGGTGTTTTACTTGATGCTTCTAAAGCATACATGAGCACACAAGGTAAAGGCAACTTTACATTTAAGATTCTTAAAAATGGTGCCAAAGATGTCGAAGTAGCTGGCGATACCGAAGCTCCTGTAGCAGTGCCCAAGGCCAAGAAAATTGTGCCAAAAGACAAGCCTGCAATGACTACAACCAGCACTACACGCCAGCTAAAGTAACATTAAGTAGGACTTTTTCGATCTATAAAAAACTTTTAAATACTAGGTAGAGAATTTAGTCTCTACTTTAGTACATGAAAAAGATAATTTTAGCCTTGGCAGTAGTATTATGCGGAGCCCCAAATGCCGCAGAATTACAACACAATTTCAATAGCCCAGCCTTTAGTGGCATAGGCTATTCGTCGCATGTCTTAACTTTAAAACAGTTAGAAGATCAGCAAAAAGACAAAAACAAACAAGCCGCTGATGCACTTAAAGCGGCCGCAGAACGCGAAGCCGCAAATACGCCGCAGGCACGTTTTAAAGCCAGCATGGAAACTCGCATTTACAGTGAGTTGGCCAAGCGTATTAGCGATAGTTTATTTGGGTCAAGCCCAAATGCACCTTCATGCACTCCAGCATCAGCAGGTGGAGCATGTGGCGACATTGACATTGGCGGCCAAAACATCACTTGGAGAATCCAAGGCACAAACATCATTGTTAGAATTTCAGAAATTGCAAATCCTAACAACTACACAGAACTAGTAATGCCTTATGCGGCATTTAACATCTAAGGATATAACATGAGAAAAACAACATTATCCTTAGCAATATTAGCAGTGCTGGTGCTGTCAGGTTGCGCTACAGGTTCTGCTATAAGAGAAAAAGTCACTGGAAAGCAGTTTGATGAGCCAGTGGTTGAACAAAATGTATTTTTAAAAAATCAGTCTGTTAAATTGCTACCACCAGCAACTGGCCCAATCCCAGTTGCTGTTTATGGGTTCCAAGACAAGACTGGTCAGCGCAAGAGTATTCCCAACATTGCCAGCTTATCAAGTGCAGTCACACAAGGTGCCGAAAGCTATCTAATTAAAGCATTACAAGATGTTGGCCAAGCTCGCTGGTTTACAGTACTAGAGCGTGTGGGTCTTGATAACTTGATCAAAGAGCGCCAAATGATTCGTCAAGCACGTGAGCAGTATCAAGGCAAGGATGCAAAGCCATTGCCAGCAATGATGTTTGCTGGCGTCATTGTTGAAGGCGGTATCATTGGATACGATAGCAATACACTAACAGGCGGATCAGGTGTTCGCTTGTTTGGCATTGGTGCAACTACTCAGTATCAAAGCGACACAGTTACAGTTAACCTACGTACAGTCAGCGTAAGCACAGGCGAAGTGTTGACCAGCGTAACAGTTACTAAAACAGTATTAAGTTATATGGACAAGTTTGGCGTATTGAAATTTGTTGACAGCGGTACACAAAGTGTTGAAGCTGAAACAGGCGCCAGCATTAACGAAAGTATCAACAAGGCGGTAAATTTAGCTGTTCAAGCCGCTGTAGTAAACACAATACACGAAGGTGCTCGTAAAGGACATTGGAGTTTCAAAGAAGATAAGCCAACTAATCCAACTGTAGTAGTTCCAGCAGTTGAAGAGGTTAAGGGAGGCGCGACTGCACAATAAGTTTAAGAAAAACCGTGCATAGATCTTGCTTGTACAGTATGTAGGTCTTGGAAAAACTTACACTCTCTGGCAAGAACATAGAGAGTTAATTAACGGGATAAATCCCAAGGAGCTAGGCAGAGAAGAATAATCTGTTTAGGTTTTAAAATGAATAGAAGTATAACAAACGTTTGCTTGCTGACAGTAGCAATGATGGCAACCAGCACAGCATGGGCGCAGGCTGCAACAGGACCCAACAAGGTCTACATTGAACAAATTGGTAACAGCAATACAGTTACTATTCAACAAGTGGGTGGCACTAACAATGTTGGTGGCGTTGCATTAAGCACACCAACTAGCGTTAGCGCAAGTGGTATTACCACATTCACGCCGGCTGCTCCTGGTTCTTCAAACTATGCCACTATTACTGGTAGCAGTAACACAGTTGCGCTAACACAAACTGGTAACAGCAATAGTGCTCAATACGACATGCAAGGTAACAACAACGCTTATACTAGCACAGTTACTGGTCACAGCAACCAAACTAGTTTGACAATTGGTGATGTAAACAATGCAAGTAACTTGCGTAACACAGTAACAGAATCTATCACTGGCGACACCAACTTGATTATTCAGCAGTTAGTTGGCAGCGATATTACAAGTACTACTGCTATCACAGGTAATTTAAACCAAATCACTAAAGAACTAAAAAGCTCAAACGGTACAAGTGATATTGAAATCACTGGCAACAGCAACGTGTTAAACATTCAACAAACGGATGCCGCAGGTGCTAACGGTCACTACTTGAAGCAAGTTATTGCTGGTAGCTTTAACAGCATTACAACTCAACAGCAAGGTACCAATGACACCACTGTTGATATCCGTGCAACAGGCAGCAACAATACAATCACTGTTAGAACCAGCAGTAGCAGTATTGTTACACCAGGCACAGCTATCGCGAGATAAACACAATGTGGCGATTGCTTTTAGCCACGCTTTTAACATTAACCAATACTACCATTTTTGCCAGTGGTAGTATTGGCATTGTGTCTGACAACAAAGGAACACAATGTGAAGTGCAACGTGGCAAGACAAAAACTTCAGGCATAAAGGGTGCTAGCATTGAAAGCATGGATACCTACCTTACACAGGCCTGTTCCAGCAACATCACATTCCGAGACGATACCAAAGTAAAGATTACTGAAAACTCAAAATTAGTAATTGACGATTTTGTGTATGATCCAAAAAACTCAGACGCAAGCAAACTGGCAATGAAAGTCACAATGGGCACTGTACGTTATGCATCGGGGCAGATTGCCAAGAATAGTCCACAGCAGGTTGCAGTTAAAACACCCACTGCCAACATTGCTGTACGTGGAACTGACTTTTCAATGACTGTAGATGAAACGGGACAAAGTCTTGTTGTTCTACTTCCAAGTTGTAAAGAAGAAAGTGAACAAAAGAAATACGAACTAGAAGAAAATCGTTGTAGGGTAGGACAGATTTCTGTATCTAATGCCGCTGGCACAGTTGTATTAGATAAGGCATTTGAAGCCACGTATATTACCAGTGCAGACATACGACCAACGGTGCCAACTGTTATTAATACAATTGAAAGCAAAATTAATAATAATCTGATCATTGTACGTCCATATGAAGTTGAACGTGCTATTCGTGACAATACTGGCCGTACAAAAAAGGAAGAACTTGAAGCAGAAATTGAAGCAGAGGCTGCTCGTCGTTTGGCACAACGAGTTCAAGAAGCAGGTGAAGAAATTGAACGTGCCAGAATATTGGCCATGGCAGAAGCCGCAGGCAACCGTGGATGTAATGCCAGCACTAATATTTGCGTTACATGGGCCAATCCTGACGCACAGGAAATACAAAGTCGAGGAAAAGGTATTGCATTTAGAAGCAACGAAGATCACTATGCTGAAGTGAAGACACAGGGTTACAGTAGCAACACTGCAATCACCATTGTACACAATGATGCTAGTGCCAGCGAATTAATTGGCGCTGGTGGCGGAGGCGGCAATGTGGTCTATATCAAACAAAATCTTGGTGTACTACGCAGATGAAAAGAATAGTATTTTTATTGATGTTGTTGTGTTCTAATGCATTTGCTGGTATCACAGATTTAAAACTTAGTACAGCACAAATATTTGACGTGCAATGGAACATCTCCGGTGGCAAGTTAAACGCCAGTGGATTCAACTACATCTATGCAAGTATTAACTATGCCACACAAACTACAAGTGCGGCACGCTGGACCGCGGCGCAAACAGCAGATGCAGCCAGCAATGGACGCTACATTGGTTTCTTCAATAGCACCACTAATCCAGGTACCTATGGTATGGCTGTGTTTAACAGCGACGGTAGTGTTTATAAAATTATCAACAACACAGGCTCGTTTCGAACACTAGCAAACGGTGCTATATTCTACAACGGTAATGGCATGTGGGGTACATTGATTACTACCAAGCAAGGATACTCTTATGGTCAAAGCGGCTCATTTACTATAACACAAGAGTACCCTACAAATACACAATTACAAGCATACATCCCCGACAGTACAACTCCGTTGTCAGCAGGCCAAACAGCACAACCAACAGCGCCTACATTATGCTGTGGCGGGTCAGCTGCCTCATTTAATGCTGATGCAACTAATACTGCAAAAGTGCAGACTTTTGTTGGACGCACTACAAACGATAGTAAAGTTTATATTGAACAGATTGGTAACATGAATACTATTTCAGTTCAACAAACAGGTACAAAACAAAACTATGCAGAGTATCGTGGCAACGGCTCTTCTAATGCTGTGAATATTACACAATCTGGCAACAGTTCTACTCAAGCTAACTATACAGATGTAAATGTTGCAGGCAACACAAACACCGTTAACATTACACAACAAAGCACAGGTGGTGCCAAAGGTGCGTTTGTCAATGTACAAAATAACAACAATTCTGTTATAATTCAGCAAAAAGATTCAGGCAGTCACTATGCCGAAGTTGCGTTATCAGGGGGCAACAAAAACGTTGATATTACCCAACAAGGTAGTGCAAGCCATATGGCACGTATCAACCTAAGCGGGCTTACACAAGATCTTACACTAACTCAAAGTGGTAGCACACAACAATTCTACTCTATCACCAGCAATTGTGCTACAGCAGGCGGTTGCGCCCGCATCACTGTCAATCAAGGACAATAGTAATTGATATAGTATAAATATAGTACTATGAAATTACGTGACGTCACCCCCCAACCCACATTGCT